ATACTTCAACCTTCTTATCTTTTTTGTTGTTTGAGACAAAGTAAGCAATTACTAAAACGACTAGTATGATTCCTATAATTTCCATAATTTATTACCTCTTATTTACTTATCTAACAATGGGTTTTTATCTTTAGCTTTACCGATTGCAAGTGCAAGGACTTCTAAGTATTTATATACTTTAGCCCACATTTTATCATCATGTGGTGTAGGTGTCAAAGCGACAATTACACTACAAATAGATATTACGACTGGAATTACCATTAATAAATTCCAAATTCCCATAATGAAGTCTATGATAGCTGAGAACATAGTTCCTCCTGTTATATTTATAATCCCTTTATTTAGGGATTTGACGACCCAATTGAGTATTTTGTTGTCAATTTCCATTCATTTTTTTCACGAAATGGAATGATTTTTATCTGACTCAATGGTGCTTTTGGTTCGGAAACTTGATTTGAGTTGACTACTGAGACTAGTTTCCATTGTTCTAAAAGTGACACTATAGTGTTCCTTCTTGCAATGTCTGACTCATCTAAGTTGGACGGTTTACCGTCTAGTTTGAATAGTTCTTTAAAATGTGTTATGTAATACTTACCACGTTTGTGAAGTATATGACATGATTGGAATAGTTCCTTATCTTTACGTGAGGCTACACCAATACGTGAAAGTGTTTCTCTTATTTTTAAAAAATCTTCTTTTTCGGGGAATGTGACCTCTACTAGGTCTTTTACTATATCTTCTTGGTTATCCATTATCTCTACCACCAGTTTTCATTCTGTTTTTCAATTCACGATATTGTTTATCAGATAGTAGGTTGACATACTCTTTTGCCTCTCTTGTTGATATCTGATAATACTCTTTTATAGTATCGAGTTTTTTACTAACATAAGGTTTACTCCATTTAGAGAACCTTTGTCTTTTCCTAAGAGTATTTAGGAAAAAGAGGTATTGAAGACGGTTATCAGAACCATGTCTGATATTCATCTCGTTAGTAAGAAAAACAGAATCTTGGTGATAAGATAATGCTTTATTAATTAAAAATGGTTGATATGATTTCTCTTCAACCTCATCAACCATGAGGTTTTTTTTGTCGTAAGAGACCGACTTTACAAAATCAAAAGGATTTCTTTTAGACATGTCTTCCATATTCGTATACAAGTTCTTCACCTTTGAGTTCTTCTCCAAAGTAAAGTGTATAACCGTCATGTGTATGTCTCTCAACAAGTCCACTATTGTATTGTATATCCATTACAGACTTTCCGTCTTCGGTATCTTGTGGTCTTGTATCATACCACATTGAATTAAGTGAATGTGCATGAACTGACTTAACAGTTTTTGACCACTTCTCAGCTGCAAGTAAATCCCTCTGATATTGAACTCTCTCATTATATTGTGTCATGTATTATCTCCATCTGTAGTTTTGACTTTATGTTTCATAAACATTCTGTCTGCTTTTCTTTGGATTGATTTCTCTACTTGAGAATCAAACCACCTAAAGAACCATTGTCTGAGTTTACCCATTTTTGAATTTACACTCCGACATGATTTCAGTTAAACATGCAACGAAATTGATTTCACTATCCATTGCAAATGCAGACTTGTATTGATAGTCTGCAATAAAAAGAACTGCAGCTGGAACACTAGAAGGTTCTAGTCTTTGTTCCAATGCATTGAAAACTTTTCTGTAAAGTGTATCGAAGTCGTTGTCACTATTCTGACCAACCCACTTCCTCATACCTTTCCAGTTCTTGTCTGCAATCATATCAATGAGAGGTGTAAGTTTCTCTTCGGCTAGTGTTGCAATAAGACCCGTGTCAATAACACCACCAACACCATAACGTTGCACTTCATTGATACACCTTCTGAAATCGGGGAAGAACTTTAGAATAAGTTCTACTAAAACCTTTTCTTCATATTTGATATCTTCCAACTCACAAATCTCTTTAAGTCTTTGGAGGAAGACACCAGCAAGTGTTTGTTTATCTTTTGGTGTTAGTTTGAAATCTATTACAGTTGTTCTTGAATGTAGTGGTTGTATTATTCTATTCTTGTAATTACAAGTGAATATGAATCTACAGTTAGAAGAGAACTCTTCAATAAAGTTTCTCAACGCAGGTTGAACTGAGTCTGCAGAAATATAATCTGCTTCGTCAAGGATTACAACCTTTGCACCACCACTTAAGGATACTGTAGAAGCAAAGTTTTTGATTTTGGTTCTTAGTGTGTCAATCAATCTACCTTCATCAGAACCATTGATAACGATAAAGTCTGCACCCATTTCATTACATAATGCCTTTGCAACTGTAGTTTTACCTACACCTGCTGTTCCACATAACATAAGATTGGGTATCTCACCTTGATTGACAAATTCTTTGAATGTCTTTTTAAGACTCTGAGGTAGTATCGTGTCCTCAATGGTTTGAGGCCTGTATTTCTCCACATATAAAAATTCTTCTTTCATAATTCACCTAGTCTCCATAAAATATATTTACAAAACAAATTAGGGTCATCATAAAACTGTTTGGTGACACCTACATAATTTTTTCTTATTTTTCTTTGTTTGTATTTCTTTAAATGTTTTCTCATTATTTCATTACTGAACTTTGGTTGTCTTCCACCTTTGAAAAGTTCAATCATGTTTTGTTCTTTAAGTTTTATACTGTCTTCTTGTGATTTTAACCAATTTGAATTTATTACATGAGATTCTTCTTGTTCAAAATCGAAACTGTCTAACTTCCTTTCGAGTGGAAGTTTACCTTTGATAAACTTTCTTTTACCCGAATGGAAGTCAGTATGTTTTGTCATAGAAGTTAAAACCCCTCCGAATTAACTGTCATAAGAACCCTTGAAGATTGATGAGATGTCTTATGTCCCGTATGCATTGCAGAGACTAGCACAATACCTACACTATTATATAGGTTAAACATTGTATTTGCTATCAGGCTCCAATGCAATAAAATATTCTAAATCCACATCTTTGTTTTTAAAGTGTGAGATTCCTTTTGACGAAACTAGAACTTCATAGTTTCCGTCTAACACTTTAAGGTTCTCAATCTTAAAGTTCATAGTGTATGAAACACCATTTCCCTCACCCACGATTCTTGAGAATGTGTTTGAAGTTGAATTTTTCTTATCAGTCACTTCCAACTTGATTGTTGTTCCGTCACTTGATAGGACTAAGTCACCTACACCTAGAACACTAGCTGCTTTCTGCAACTCGTTTAGAAGTGTAGAAGAGATATCAATACCGATTTCTGCATCAGGCATTGTTATCATTTTTTCGGGTGAAGTCACCATACCTTCACTTGCATAGAAATATGCAAGACTTGAATTGTTGTCTGCAACTGTTAAACTTGCATCACCAAATTGAAAGTCGGGGTCTTCCAGTAAACTGGTTGCACCTAAGAATTCAGGCAGATTGTAGATACTGAAATCTTGAGGAAAGTCCTCAGATACAGTTGCAACTGCAAGAATGTTTTTCATATTAGAGATTGTTTGAAGTGTATTACCACTACTTACTTTAATCCCTTGGTTAATTGTTGAGAAATTTTTTAAGACATTTCTCGTGTCATTACTAATTTTCATCACTTTTTAGTCTCCTGTTTATCGTGAACATGAAGCATGAATAGACCATAATGTAAAACCTTTAGAAGGTCTGCTCTATTCTTACCACCTTTTTTACCGTATCGTTGTGCATACTTCAATATGTTCCCGATACAAAAACCCTCACCATGTCCACTGTCAATAATAAATTCAGTGGATTGGTATTTGTTTAAACTATAATGTTGGGCATAGGTTTTATCAATATACTGGGAAAACTCCTTTAAGAGTTCTCCCTCGTTATATTTGTAGTCTATTGACTTTGATTTAACCTTTTTACCAAACATATTAATCATTATACTCTGAAGACTCAGTTTCGTCAACTGGGTTTTCAGCATTTAGGTCGACACCTGCGTCGATTTTAGTGTAAAGGTCGAGGATACTATTTCTAGTCTCTTCGTCAAACCTTGAAATACACATTTGAATTGACTTCAGTTTGTCACCAAACATTCTGAATGCATTGACAATGTGAACCAGTCTTCTAGTAGTCACGACATCATCTATCGCACCTTCATAGTAAGTTTTTCTGATTATGTCCGCCCAGTCTACTAGTTTCTCAACGAACTCTTCGTCAACGTCTCCACTGAGTTCCATTTCTTTTGCAAGAATTTTTCTCTCAGTAGTCACTGGTGGATATTCTTGTTGCATTGTGATTGCAAACCTTTCCAACATTGCTTCATTCATGATTTGAGTTCCAATGAACTTTCCATCTTCAGAACCTTGTCCTTTAGTGTTTGCAGTCGCAAGGATTGTGAAACCTTTAGCAGGTGTCACCCACTCACCAGTTTTCTTGATTAGGTATCCTTTACCTTCAAGAACTGACTGTAGACACATTAATTTGTTAGAACCCAAGTCAACTTCGTCTAAGAGAAGGACAGCACCTTTTCTCATAGCTTTGATAACAGGGCCTTCTCTGAAGACAACATTACCATTGACTAAAGTGTGACCACCCATTAGGTCGTCTTCATCTGTCTCAATGGTGATATTGACTCTGAAGAGTTCTCTATTCAATTGAGCACATGTTTGTTCAATCATCAATGTTTTACCATTACCACTTAGACCAGTAATGAATACTGGAAAAAAGATTTTAGACTTGATTATGTTCTTGACATCTTTGAAGTGTCCGAAAGGAACATAGTTAGACATTTTCTCGGGAATGATTTTGACATTGTCATTCATATTAACAGAAGCAGTAGCAGCTGCAACTGGCATGTTAGAACTAGCAACTGGTGCTGGAACTGGAACAACTTTTGGTTGTTCTACTGGTGGGACAATTGCAGATTCAGTATATCCACCGTTGTATCCACCCATAACTTGAGTAAGATTGAAGACACCATTGTCTCTAAAATCATACCTTGAAGATTTAACCCAGTATGGGAATGAACCCACTGCATTAATTTCTTCTTTAGTAAAAACCGTCTGTTCGGGATATGACTTGGAAAGTGCTTCCAAAAATTCCTTCCTATCGGGTGTAAAATGAAACGGTTTTCCAGCAACGGTAATCGATTCATCTCTGTTATAACTTCTTTTATCCATATAGTCTCCTTTTAAGTTATTAGTTATTTTTCTCATCTTGTATAGTATACTAAAAAGTGAAGGTCATTGTCAAGTATTTTACTTAATTGATTCAAATCTAGTTCCCATTTTTAGTTGTTGTTTCTCATTCAACTCACCACCATTATTGACCCAAATTCTAAATGCAAAACATTCCTTCTCTTCGGACTTGCATTCATTGAACATAGGACAATCATATCTGACGCAGGGTGAAGGCCCCACGTCCATAACTGCATCTGCAAATTTACTATAATCGTTTACAGTTGAGATATAGTAAGCTGGGTCTACTCTTAATGTATCTCTCATTGGGTTTTCTCCATTATTGTTTTTAATGTATACCTGTTATCCAGTAGTGTCACTTCAAAAGTGTCTTGGATATAATCGTGTTCCACGATATAAGGTGCTTCTTCTTTTCTTGATTGCAGTATCATTACCCTGTTGGTAAAATCTCTGTAATCGTCTCTCTCTAAAATGAATGTTTCATTCATCATATATTTTCCTTCCATTATGCTATCTCCTTAATGAATTCGTTAGTTAAAAATCTTGAAGTGGTTTTTGATTTCTGATTTCTTTTGAAGGCAGCCATTACTCTAACCTTCTTCGCATCAATAAATTCCTCTCCAAGTTCGTCATTCCCAGCAGTTCCTAAGTTGTTAGCTGCAGTGAAAAATAATTTGTTGTATCCATGAGCAGTGAAAATTTTTCCTTCTTTTCTAATCTCTTTCCATGCAGTATCAACGTCAGTTTTTCTATACTCGTTAGTGTGTTCTAGAACACCATAGAGGTCTTGTTTTCTTCCAAGAACAAAGTATCCAGTGACAATAACACCAGTAGTTTCTGATAACCAGTCTAATAAGTTCTGAGTTGTTTTGAAATTATTTCTTCCATAATAATCAGAACTCTCTTCCAGTGGAAACACTTTGTTCAAAAATGGGTCAATCATATCTCTAGACTTTTTACTTCTCCAGTAATATCCATCTGAAGTTTCCATTGACTTTTCTTGTTCTCTGTAGTCCTTTGATTCTTCATCATTTTTTCTAAGGAAGTCTGCACCATGAGAATACCCATCAGTAATTACTGTTAGGATTGATTTCTCAATTCCGTATTGTGCATTGAACTCGGGAAGTAGTTGTCTAAGTGCAACAAGTGTTTGGTCAAGTGGAGTTCCACCTAGTCTATAGTCTTGAGGTCTGAAGTTGCACTCCAAATCCCAGTAGCTTCTATCTGCAGTGATTGATTCTAACTCACCGAAGAACTCGTTATATGATGCAATAGATTTTTCATAGTTTCTCCAAGAGATTTTCTGACTGAAGAAGTTTGCATAAATGCAACCCAAGTATCCCAACATTTCTTTATGTTGTCTATTGTTCATTTCGTTAGACATAATCTCAATTAGTTTACCTTCATTGTTTCCGAAACCATACTCATCTTTATTTAAATCAGAATATGCATCAGAGAAAAGGTATACTCTATAAGGAATGTTAACTTTTCTACAGAACATTGCAAGTATCATTGATTGTTCTAATAGGTCTGTCACTTCATCACAGATTGAACCACTCCAATCAAGTAAAACAGTCAACCCGTGGTTTTTACCTTCGGGAAGATATGTAGCTCTTTTGAAAATGTCATCAACGATTTGGTATTTTGCAAGTCTATTCATATCTAACTTACCAGTTTTACCACTGAATGCTTTCTTGGAAAGTTGTGCAGACTGTTTCATTTCAAATTCTTTTGCCATGTGAGCAACAATCTTTTTGTTTTTGTTTTCTATTTTCTTTCCAGTGAAAACACCTCTCTCATAATTTTTAGTCCAATCTTCTTTAGACTTATACTCGGGACATACACCCACGTATTCTCTCCAATCAGATAGAACTTTTTTGAAAGGAAGAACTACTTTATGCATATCATTTTTTGCAAAAACTTCTTTTAGATTGATTGAAGTCTTAATTATGTTTTCGTCTGAAAGAAATTGTTCTTCATTGTTATGTGCAAAGTGTTCAGTGATTGATTCCCTTGCACCTTGTTTATCGTCATGATAACCTTGGTCTTTACCACCTTCTTTACCACCAGTAGACTTGACTTGATTTTCTGCATCATCAGTGTCACCCTCTTCTTCTGCAGTGTCTTCTTCAGTGTCACCACTGTCAATGTTATCATTTAACTCGGGAAGTGTATCCTCTTCTGTATCATCTTCATCTGAATCTCCACCATCAGAAGATTCTTGAGATTCGTTTTCTATCTCTTCCATTTCTGATTCTTCTTCGTCACCCTCTTCGTCTCCATCTTCACCAAGGTCAAACATTTGAGGAACTAACATTTCGTCATCTTCAGTTCTTGTCTCATTTTCTTTTGACCACTCATAGATAGCAGTTGCACATTCAACAACGTCTTCCCAAGTCTTACATGCTTCTGACATGTCTAAGAATTCTTGTTCTACTTTATTGAACTGAAGACCAAGTCTTGAACCGACCTTAGTTTGTAAATTGATTTTGTCAATCAATGAAAGTTCTGAAAGATTTCTTTCCTTAAGTTGGAAGAAGTCCATTGTCATTAATTCATTGTATGCAGTAAAGAAAGATTTTCTCAATCCTTGGAATTTGTTTTTGATTGCTTTCTCAATCCTAACGTCTTCAACAACATTAAGATATCCTTTAAGTGTTCTATTCATTTCTAATGCAGAGTGAAGACCCTCGTAAGGTGTATTCAATGCATGTCCAACTTCATGTCCCATGAATAGGTCATAAAGTTCACTACTGATATCTTCTTTAAAGATAGGACAAGCAAGTATCCTATTCTTTACATCAAAATATGCAGTTGGTATTTTCTTATGGACAACAGTGATATTCTCTGCAGCCATTAATTTTGCTAATTGGTCTTTTTGTCTAGTTATTTTTGTCATGTTTATAGTATACTAAAAAGTGAAGGTCATTGTCAACGCTTGAGAGTAATAAATTTTCTCCTTGATTTTGAAAATTGTTTCATTGGGGATTTGAAGATAATCTCTTCTTTGGTTCCAGTCTTGATGTATCCAACTAAGTGTCCAGCATCATTGACTATGTAAGTGTGATTGGATATTTCCCAATCTGTAATCTCTTTAAGATATTTCATTAAGCTACAAGTGTCTCCCATGAACCACTACAACCTATTGCAGAGTTGTCACAACCTTGTCCGTAAAACCACCATTCCATATTTAAACCTTTGAATGATTGTGCATAGATAATTGCATTGAATCTCATATCATCAACTCTTTGACCAATACTGTCTATTTCGTAAAATTTACCTTCGATAAAAGGGAAGTCGTTATTAACAACTTTAGTAATAACACCTTCGTAAAACTTACCACTTTGTTTGTATCTGATTGAATCGTATTCAGTAAGATAGTTTATATTATTCACATTTTCTCCTTGTTTTTTCATTATATACATAGTATAACAAAAAGTGACACCCATTGTCAAATTTATTTTTTGCCTAAAAAAACCCCAAACGGGGTTTTACTATCATTTTTGGGGTGTCATTGTCAAGTCTCTGAGCGTCTCAATGTGACATGGTCAAGGGATAAGTCTCTAGTTCTAGAATCAGTTATAATCCTGTCTCTATCTGCAGTGAACCATTGAGATATAGTGTATCTAGCACCTCTTCTAACGGGATATACACCATGTTTTAGGTCTACTCCTCTAAATACTACCCCTGTTCCTAATACGGGGGTTATAATCTCACCACTTGGCCCCTCATCAGGAAAATAAGTCTCACCACCTTGGAAGGATTCATGACCATTTATATAAAGAATAACAGTCCATTCTCTACTTAGTCCGTCCTTTTTAACGTTATCGTTTCTTAAATCGACATCAGATAATTCATCTGTATGTGGTTCTTGAACACCACCTATGGCCCACTCATTAAGTGCAACCATTTCGGGATATACTCTTTCACCTGTATTTTTGTATATCTCACCAATAACGTCAAAAGATAGTCTATTAAAGATATCTCGAACCCATTGAGTGTGAATATGCAATATGTTTATTGCAGTGTAATCTGACCCGTCTCCGACTGTTTTAAGATGCGAGTGTTTCTTCAGATACAGAATCAGTTCTTTCGATTCCTTCTCCGTTATCAGATTCGGAAGTAGTAAGACCTTCTCGTTCTTGTATTGCTCTTGCGTATGCAATTCTTGTTTCATAATCAATTCTCTTTTTTCTCTCTTTTGGTCGTGATTTTAATGCACGTTCCAGTTTAAGTCTAGATGCACGTTGTAGGAATAGTATTCCATTTAAATGGTCACATTCATGTTGAACACACCTTGCACCTAAACCAGTTAAGTGTATTATGTGTTCTTCACCCTCTGCATCTTGATATTTAAGTTCTATCTCTTTTGACCTTTTTATCATTAGATAAATGTCGGGGAAGGATAGACAACCCTCTTTCATTAAATCAGTTTCTTGAGATGCTTTAGTAATCTCGGGATTAAAAAATGCTTTAGTTCCACTATCTGCAGTTTTCATTACAAAAATTCTGTAGTTCAATCCAACTTGATTTGCAGATAATCCTATACCACCAAATTGTTCCATAGCAGCTGCCATGTTGATTTCTATCTCTTTGGGGTCTTCGGGTGGGTTCTCGAAATCAAATTCGGGTGGTGGTGTTCGTAAGACCTTTGAGGCCTCTTCTATCAATTCTAACATATTATAACGGGTAAACCCCTCCTCCTTTGACTCTTACATCTGAAATTTGAAATCCAAAGAAATACAAGATTGCATTCCATATTTTTGCACCTTGTTTCTTAATCCAATTAAATGCATTCTGTATTCTCTTAGTAATCTCATTAAGAATTTTCTTGGCTGCATTTGCAACCTTAGAAGAAAACTCTTTTGACATTTTCATAAGTTTATTTATCAGTTGTGATTCAGTTAGATTTTCTACCTCTTCTGTTAAGAAAAGATTTGAATTTCCACATTCGTTGTGTATGATATCTGAGAGGGTGTCCATGTTTAATTTTTGTTTTGCTTTCTTACTTCTTAAAGAAAGATATGGTGAACTTTTACCACTCGATTTGAATGATACATAAAAGTCATTTCCCGCGGCAAGTGCTCCACCATGTTTTAATGGGTCTCTTAAGTTTTGAACATGTGAAAGACCTCCACCTTCATAGAAGGTTGCAATCATTGTTGCAGTTGGCCAAGTGTCTTTACCGAACTTTGCATGACCAGTTGCAGCTTCATAACAAAATAGTTTTTTCAATTCGTCATTACCATTAAAGGTTTTTTCTAACCTTTGATTGAGTTCTTGTGCATAGTTATGTCCAATATCTAATTCTGCAAGTTTCTCTTCTTCTTCTCTTGATAATCTGTCTTTACCTTTAAGTTGTTCTAAGTCACCTACTGCACCTTTATGAGATAACTTAATCATTTTCTCTTCTAGTTCTTTGACTAATTTTTGTGCTTCTTTTTGACCACTGGAAGAGTTTCCATATGCTCTCATTGCAGCCTCTACTGTAGATATTGCTTCTGCTTTACCAGCAGACATTAACTGAGAACCACCCGATTTTTTAAGTGATACTCTAATATTACCACTCTTATCCATAAGGTCAGTTTTAGGTGTAGTGTTTGTTCCTTTCCATTCGTTAGAAAGTCCACCTACTTTCATAGAACCAGTTTGTTTAAGTTCTGATATACCTAATTTGTTTTTGAAATCTATTGCAGTTTTCATTGCAGACTCTTCCCAATCAGTCCAATACTTATCGAATCTCAACCACTCGGGTGAGTTATAGTCTATACCTTTTCCTAATTTTTGAAGTCCTACTGCAATACCAGCTTCCCAATCTTCACCAGTTGGATTTGATTGATTTACAGTTGAAAAACCATTACCACCTTTAAGAATATTCCCTAATGTAGTTCCAAACACTTGTTTGAAGTTCTTGGGTGTCCATAGTGTTAAATCTTTTTCGTCTCCAGCAGACTGTAGTTCACTGGATAATTCATACCAAAGGTCTTTGTCTTTTATCTTAAGTTCGTTTCCGTCCTTATCAAGTAATATTCCATCTTCTGCTTTTTGTAAGAATCCACTCCTATTTTGTCTTTTGAATAGGTCTCCCTTAGCCATTTTAGAACCTTCAGATATAACTTTAGGTAAGTCTAATTTGACTCCTTCGTATGTTGGATTAGTAAACTCTGAGAATGATTTCATACTACTATTTATATTATTCTGCAATTCTCGAGAAGTTTTTGTGTTTCTCAAACCTAATAACGTCATTAAATTTATCATATAGTGCTTCTCCTTTATGAGATATGATAAATGCATTCGTCTTTTCTGTCAAGCTGTTTAATAGTTTTAAGAAATCGTCTGTTCCTTGTGTGTCCAATGACGAATCAAAAACTTCGTCTAATATCAATAGGTTAGTGTTAACACTGTTCTTCATTCTTGCAACACTTCTCCATGTGAATAGTAGTGCAAGGTCGATTCTCATCTTCTCACCTTGAGAGAAGTTATCATATTTGAATACGTCTCTGAATCTTGACTTAATTGTTTCTTCAAACTTTTCATTAAGTTCAAACCCAACATAGAATTCCAATTGTGCAAGATACTTGTTAATTAGTTTATTCATGATTGGAACATACTGTTTGATAATCTTCTGTCTTACACCTTGGTCACGTAATAACACTTGTGCAATTTCATAGTAGTGTTGTTGGTCAACTAATGCCTCTTTCTTTGCATGTAGAATGTTTAGTTTGTCTTCACTGTCGTCTATTCTACTCTGAACGTCTCCATTACCCTGTCCTTCTTTTTTAAGTTCTTCTATTTCTTTTTGAATCTTTTGGACAAACTTCTGATTGGATACAACTTCTGTTTGTAGAATACCAACTTCCTTTTGAACTTTAGTTATTTGGTCTTGGATTCCGTTGATTTCTTGGATTCGGGTATTAAGGTCTTCGACTTGTTCATCAAGTGTTGCAATCGCCTCCTTGATTTCTGAGATTTTAGTCTGTTTCTCCTCAATGTGTTTCTTCTTATGTTCATGGTCTAATCCCTGTTTGCATGTTGGACAATCGTCATTGTTTTCATAGAACTCAATGTCTTTAAGTGCTTTCTTTCTAGCATTTTCAAGTCCAGCTTCCATGTCGACAACTTGTTTGAGTCTAGTTTCTTTCGAATCTTTATCACTGATACTGGTTGTTTTCTCCACCACATTTTTCGTCTTTTCATCTATGTCTCCTAAAAGGTTATTAATATTCTCTTGAGTTTCATCAACAGTAGATTCATATTTTAGGATTTTCGATTCACGATTTTCACGAAGTGCATTAAGTTGTTCATTCAGTCCGTTAATTCTTTCTTCAAGTAAGTCGATTTCATGATTATTCTCTCTAACCTCAACAGTATGGTTAGAAATCTTTTTCTTAAGGATATCACCCATTGTAGAAAAGATTGATATATCCAAAAGGTCTTCCACGAGTTTACGTCTTTCAGTTGCCTTTAATTGCATGAAAGGAGTAAAGTTTGCTGACCCGAGGATTGCAACTTGAGTAAAGGAACGATAACTCATTTTGAGTATGTTCTTTTCTAAGTGTTCTTGATAGTCTCTGACTGTTGCGTCTTGATTGACGAATACGTCATTAACATAGAGTTCGAATTTGTTTGGTTTTGCACCCCTAATGACCTTATATTCCTTTTTACCAATAGAAAACTCCACCTCAACCCAAAGGTTTCCACCATTGATAGAGTTGATTAGAAGGTCTTTTTTGAGGTTTCTGAATCCCTTTCCATACATACCGAAACATAATGCATCAAGTAATGTAGATTTACCAGCACCATTATCACCTAAGATAAGTGTTGTTTGGTATTGGTCTAATTGTATTTCAGTAAATTTATTTCCACTGGATAGTAAGTTCTTATATCTTACTTTCTTAAAATTTATCATAGATAGTTATGTTCGTCTAAAGCCTCATTGTATAGTGACGACATGAGTTCTGAAAGTGGTTTTTTCTTTCCTTGTATTTCTAACCCGTCAATATAGTTGTTTAATATAGTTAAAGTGTCTTCGATATCTTCTATATCATCGTCACCATAGAAATCCATGTGTTTGTTGTCGTCCACTACTGCAACATGTAATGGATTACTTGCATGTAGTTTATCTAAGAATGTATCAAACCAATATGGATTGTCTTTGTTCACTACTATAACTTTTACAAACTTTCCAGTGTATTTTGAATAGTCTTGATTTGAAATTGTTTCGAATGTTTCTTTTTCGTCATCATAGAATGACTTTTCGAACATAGTAATTGGATTTAAAATTGGGGTAAGTTCTTGTGTATCAGTATCAAAGATATGAAAGTATTTGTTATCTCCATAGTCTGACCATGTAAATTGCATTTGAGACCCAAGATATCTGATATTTGCAAATTCAGATTTTTGGTGGAAATGACCACTCAAAACTGTTTCAAATCTTTTTACATAAGAATGGTCTAATCCGTGTTGACACGTCATGCCTGGCATCATTAATGCACCTTCAAATTCAAAGTGACCCATACACCAACTTGCATTTGCACTCATTAAGAAGTCGACTGCATCTGCATAATTCTCGGGATTAATCCATGGAGACAATGCAATGTTAAATCCGTCATACTCTTTAACTTCATGTTCTACAATAACATTTACGTTTGGTTGATTGTATAAAAGAAGTTCGGGTGCATTCACCTCATTTGTATTCTTATAATAAGTATCATGATTACCTAGGATTAAATCCATAGTAATACCTCTCTCATTCATAGGGTCAATGAAGTGTTTTATATTTGCTTTCATAGAGGAGAAGTTTATATACTTTCTTCTATCAAAGTAATCACCTAAGTGAATGATATGATTTATATCATTTTCATCTAAGTATGGGAAGAAGACTTCATTATAAAATCTTCCTTGATAGTCTGACATGGCTTCCATGTCACCACGGACACCACAATGGGTATCATTTAGCAGAGCAATTTTCATTCAGTGAATTTTTCTAAGTTAGTTGATTTTTTTACTTTTTTTGTTCTTGACTTACGTGGTTCGTATTCGACCCTATTCATATTTTCTTGCATCCACTCCACGTTGGTGTTGGTCAAGGTTGGGTCATGTATTCCATCAATTGTATCGAATGCACTTGTTATCATTCCAGCAGCGTCTGTTGCTTGTTGTTTAATGAAGACTTGTTTTTTCTCCTTTTGGATTCTTCTGAGGAAGGCATAATAACAAATTTGTGTTATGTATGCAAATGCGTTAGTTGATTTCTCGGGGTTGAAATTTCCGATATACTGAATACAATTTTCAATTGCATCACATATCATTTCATCTCTGTATGTGTAGTTGATAAAATTAGGACGAGTCGATAATCGAGTCGCAATCTTATAGATACATTCACCAATGTATTCTGTCATTTGAGGTTTAGACTCACCTTTCTCTTCTGCAAGTTTACATGCAATGTTAAACTCGGAGACTGCAGCTGTAAACTCTTTATTGTTTACGTAATGCTCTGCCTTTTTGGGGTCTTTTTTAGTAGTCATGTATCTATTATACACCAAATACGTTATTTTGTAAGAGGGTTTTAAGTATTTATTTTTTTAATTTATTTACCAAAACCCACTAGACAAATGGGAAAAGTATGATAAAATAAATATGTTGCTGCGTTGGAATATACTAATAAGGGATTAAGTGTAAGTTATAACTCTACTCTTTACAGGATTATTAATTGCACGACTCATTCTATCGATATCTCCAATTGCAAGTTCAAACATGCACCAACCTAAAACTGTATATACTATATAGTGTTTCATACGAACTGGTTTATTACCCAAAAGGACAACAACATAAAACCGAAAACGAGGACTTGCACGACTGACATGATTACAACTTGTTTCATTGGGTGAACGTCAACAATTTCCTCAATCCAAGATTCATCAGGAGAGAGATTTACGATTTGTAATACTTTCTTT